GTTATGGAACACGCTAATTTTATAAGAATATTATATTCTAATGAATTAATTACGATAAATGGGGTATTTATCAAAATTAATATGAAAATTAATAATATTGAAGCCTTTTATAATAAATATAAATGTATTTTTAGTGCGAATGATAACACCGAAACAACAAATGCTATTAAAGAAATTGAGAGACAGATAATTGATAATTATCAAACCAATAAAACTCCGGTATATAAAATAAGAGAGCAACTTAATAGTATGTCTATTAAGATATTCACCGAAACTAACGTAAGAAAAATCCCCGGTGAATTTATTCTAAAAATATCTGGATTATGGGAGACACCAACCGAATACGGAATCACATATAAATTTACAAACATCAACCATCAGTTGCAAAATACTCTAGGATGATATTAGTAATCCCTATAAACATTATATTTGACAGTGTTAGTAAATATGTTATTGATGTTATATTACTTTGTAATGCTTGTAATACACCATCACCATCGTCTGTCTGTGCCTTGCTATTAGAAATGCCCATAAATACGATTACTAATTGTGCCAATACCATACCGCTCGATATAAACGACACATTCTTGTACTCATCGGTTAATGTGTTTGAATTAATACGATCAAAATAATTTATATTTATATACAAGAGCCAAATAATAATGGATAACATTAATAATGGCGGAACCGAAGTGGATATTAGATTACGAATGAATTCATATACGCCTGTTTTTTTCATATCTGCTGGTTTTGCTAAAGACAGCTGAACAAATAACCGCGACGATAGCGAAATTATTACCAATGTATATCCAATTATGGCTGCAGAAGCCTTTGAGCTTCCTCCTAACTGTAAACCACCAAATTCAAACATTAGTTTTATAAAAATACCTATACATGCTAACAAAAGAATTATATTATAATCAGAAAAAGCTTTTATATCTCTCATTATGTAAGTATAAAATATATGAATATTAAATATATTAATATTAAATATATTAATATTAAATATATTAATATTCGCGATATTTAAAGGTCATATGTGTCGTTAATCCATTCGTTAAGTATATTAACATCGCATTTCTTATGACTATTTGCTCCATTTTCTTTTATAAAATCGGTTAGTTTGAGAAATTTTGGTTTTTTCATTGAAGGTGTTTTGTAGAATATGTAATCACCGTATTTACCATTGCGTATTGATGTATGTTCATTTATTTGTCTTATCACGACCTTCTTTTTAACATTAGATAAATTATTAAAATCAGTAATTGTAATATTGTCAAATTCCTTATTTATGGAACTTGCCGATATATTTGCACCATCATATTCAAAATATAGACCATACTTGCCTGTCTTAAGAATTACGTCCTTTTCTTTAAGCGTTCCTATTTTTTTCCCAGTTGGTTTCTGCTCTAATATTTCATCAATTGTGTAGTTTCCTTCTCTCAGTTTATCAAAATCAATATCTGGATTTATTTTTTTGAAACTAGTTGTCTCGTTTTCTACGCATTTGATCACTGGTCCATATTTACCTATAATATATGTATGGGTTTCATCAATCTTTATTGTCTGCTTATCTTCTGACATATCATCGGACAAAAGTTCTATTTCATCTAAACATTCTTTACACAAATTATGCCATAGTTTATTCCCACCAGCAATATCATCTAGAGTATTCTCCATATTTTTTGTGTATTCGTAATTAAATAACTTATTGAAGTTATCTATCAAAAACTCAATCACCAATATTCCAAGCGGCTGAATTACTAATTTGTTTTTTTCATTTCCAAACTCTCGTTCTAATTCGTTCTCGGTAATCTCGCAGTCATTTAATTCATAATCAATACATTTTATTTTCTTCCCCTTTACATTTGTTTTTTTAACGTAATTGCGCTCCTGAATCTTATCAACTAGCGATGAAAATGTTGATGGTCGTCCAATACCATTCTTTTCAAGTAAATGCACAAGACGCGATTCGGTGTAGTGGGATTTTAGATTTTGTAATGTTAATTTTGAGCTTATGTTGTTGTAATTAATTTCCATATTATTTTTAAGAGTATTAAGGTAAGCATATATATTAGATATCTCCTCATATCCATTCACAATCATCCAACCAGGAAACACGACTTGTTCGGCAGAATAGCGATAAATATGCTCATTTTGGGCGGTTATCGTTGTCTTTATAACACTGAACGTCGCATCGGGCATACAACTTTCTAACGTATTACGCCTTATTAATTTATATACACGAAATTCGTTTACACCCAGTTGTTTGTCCACTTCTAATATTGAAATATCGGTTGGTCTAATAGACTCATGAGCCTCTTGCGCATTATTGTCGTCACCCCCTCTCACCGAAAGCGTATCAACATCGGGCCTTACATATTCGGTTGCGTATTCAGCAATAATAAATTTTTTAGCGGCATCTATAAAATCGTTACTATATGTCGTGCTGTCTGTTCTCATATACGTAATAAATCCGCCTTCATAAAGCGTCTGACACGCGCTCATAGTCATCTTAGGAGACATCTTGAATTCGTTACTGGCTGACTGCTGGAGTGTGCTAGTGGTAAACGGAGATGGTTGTTTTTTAACGCTCTTTTTTGGCTCACAACGGCTATATATGTGTTCGTGATTCACTGTGTTTTCTAGAAATTCTTCTATAGATTTTTCATCGGGATGATTGTGATTCAATACAAAAGGTATATTTTGGTCTGTAAAATATCCGGTAGTCACATAGTTCTTATTGCCAGGCGAAGCATCTATATCCTTTTGGTTTTCATATATAAGTCTCAGCGCCGGCGACTGGCATCTTCCTGCGCTAAGACCACTTTTGGCTGATATTTTTTTCCATAATATAGGGGATATTTTGAATCCAACTAAAATATCTAGTATCTGTCTAGCTTGCTGTGCGTATACGGTATCCATATTTATTATTTTTGGATTTTTAACTGATCGCTGTAGAGCAGATTTTGTGATCTCATTGAAGATAATTCTCTTTGTCGTATTGACCGGTAGTTTAAATACTTGACATATATGCCACGCTATTGCCTCACCTTCGCGATCGTCGTCGGAAGCCAACAATACTTCTTTTGCCTCTTTTATTGCTTTTCGTAACTTGGAAATTTGTTGTTTTTTACTTTCCATAATGGTATATGATGGTTTAAAGTTGTTATCAATATCGATAGATTTTAATCCAGATAGTTCAGTAATATGTCCGAAGCTGGCCATACATTTATACCCATTACCCAAATAGCCTTCTATTTTTTTACATTTGGCGGGTGACTCTACAATTAATAATGTATATGTCATATACTATTAGTCATATACATTTGTTTATTTCAATTATATTATTGAATATTTTATTGAATATTTTATTGAGTATTTTATCGTACTTATTTATTTGCGGATTTAATTGTTTTATAATATGGTTCTACCGTGTTTATACTACTTATGAACTCTACCGATGGTAAAAAAGGCATAACTAGTTTATTATAACGATGGTGTGCCGAATGACAGTTACAGCATAGTGCTAATAAATTATTCTCTACATTATCTGATGAATTGTGATTCAAATGGTGGATTTCATGTGGGACTTCGTCTGAAAAATTACAATTACATCTACCACACGCATTATGCTGTTTTACTAAAATGAAATCTCTAACCCGTTGTTGTAACGAATTAATAGGCATCGCGTTATATACCAATAATGTAGAGGCAACTGTTATTCTGCGTAGCATTTCATAATACAACATACTACACATAGAGAGATTTAATTATATTATTTATAAAATATATATATTACTCTTTTTCTATTACATATTAGACATTTAATTTCTTATACTCTTCCCAGCTTATTTTCTTCTTAATTGGCTTCTTTTTCTGTTTATTATTTTTCTGTTTATTATTTTTTTTCGTATTATCCTCCTTTGCGATGGCGCTATCTATGTACATTTTTTTTAATAATTTACCTACTTCATATGAACCGATATGTTGATCTACAGTTCCTTCTTCAATGCGTCTTAATATATTCAATAATTGCCATAACGTATCTAGGTTAATTTCATTTTTTTTTACCTTATTAAAAATATCAGTGTAGTTATTAAATAAAAAAGAACATTGGGTTGTTAATATATTGTCAAATTGGTCCGAGTTTGTCTTTTCTAGACGCGGATATTTCTTCTTCAGCTCTATCATTCGCGTAACATCAGCTCTTATTTTTTCGCTGTGTTTTTTCTCTCTAATGTCGTTTGTCTGATCCTCAACCTGGTTTTCGCTAATCATTTTTTTTAGTTGCAGACTTTCTGATTCATTCATTAAATTTACAATACATATTTTTTTATCTTAAATAACTAATTATCACAACGATATATATATGAAAGGCAGTGGAAAATTGTCTGGAGGTAAAGCGGATTTAGATTTAGATGCTGCGTTAGCTGGAGTAGATAGGATTGGGAAAGATTTTCAGGTATTACATGGTTCGGGTGACCCAATGAAGCAAGCTGCGAATGCAAGAGTAGTGGCTAACAAAATGCAGACGAAGATTAATAATATAAGCGGTGGAGGTATAGCATCAACCTCTATGACGGTAGATTGTCCCACAGTTGTCGGCTCTACCCCGCAACAACAAGCAATCAGTTGCGCATTATTTAAAACTTCGGCAGAAACAAATATTCAAACCAGACTGTTTAATCAACTTGGTGGCAAGCGAAAGCGTAAGAGACGAAGAACCATTAAGGGAAAGAAGAGTAGTGGCAACAAGAGTCGTGGCAACAAGAGCAGTGGCAAAAAGAGCAGTGGCAACAAGAGTCGGGGCAACAAGAGTAGGCGTAATAACGCAATTCGCGGCAAAAATAGAAAGTTTACTAAAAGAAGATAGTCTTTATAAATAATTTTCGCACTATTATCTATTATGACATTTTCAGATTGGTCTAGATTTATATTAGTTCTGTTAATATTTGTATTTCTTCATTGTTTTATTATTTTAGCGGTTCAAATTGAGAATATTAAAAATAATTGGCCTCAATGGAAATGCCATCCTATGGTAATGCCATTTGCTAAGGTATTTGGTCACGACGAATATGATAATTTTACACAGTGTATTTCAACAATACAAAGCGACTACATGGGTTTCCTGCTACAGCCGATTAATTTTGATCTATCTATGATCACCGATTTAGCGTCGACTTTTACCGATGGATTGGCTGGTGGATTTGAGCTAATAACTAATATACAAGATTTGCTAAACATGATATTTAAAGTTATATATACAGCATTCTTCTCTATTATTGTTGAATTTCAAAAGATGATTATAAATATTAAGGATACGTTTGGTAAAGTTACGGCAGTTGTTAGTATGTTTCATAAAATGCTGGGTGGATTATCAGACCTTATGGAAAGTATCAACAATGGTCTTCCTGGCCAGGTTTTGCGGACTGTTTGTTTTGATCCAGAAACAATTATACAAACACATAATGGTGATTTTGTTAAAATGCAGGATATTGAATTAAATACCATATTAAAAAATGGTTCTAAGGTAGTGTCTGTTATGAATATCAGTAATCTTGATAGTCAAGGTAAGATAGTTAACCAGATGTATGAAATTGTAAACGGTGAGAATAACGAAAAAATATATGTTACTGGGTGTCATCTTATCTACGATCCTATAATTAAAGATTACGTTAAAGTTAGCGAACTTAATATAGGAGATAAATGCAAGCCATCCAATAATGAATGTCGTAGATTATCTTGCTTGATTACAACGGACCATTCAATACCAATTGGAGAATGGATATTTCACGACTGGGAAGACAATAATGGTTCCTCCTCAAAAAATCTTCAATAAGAACATTTTACAATCAATATTATCAATATACTATATATGAGCGATTCTGTATTCGTAGAAGTAAATAATTTATATAAAAAAGCTGGTTATCTGAATTTATATGGTATTGATTTAATAATTACGATTGTTATTTGTGTTGGGTTTTTATTAATAATGCTATACTTCTCTATTATAAATAATTTAAAACCGATAAAAGCAGACTGGGATAATAATAAATGTAGACCATCAATAATTCCATTTGCTGGAATTATTAATAAACCAGACGGCGAAACTATATTTGATTTTACACAGAAAAATTTCATACATTGCGGTCAAATAATACTTAAATCCATTGTAGACGGTGCTTTCGCTCCATTGTATGGGCTGTTTCAGCAGATAAATATGGCATTTAAAGCAATTGCGGATAATCTTGTGGAAGTATTAAATCAATTATCAAATTTACAATTTAGTTCTTCGTCAATAAGTGGTCGCATATACCAAGCACTACTTGGTATGTTAATACCATTACAACAGCTTATTATTAACATTAAGGATATGTTAAATAAATTAAAAACAGCAGTAGTAATAACTCTTTACGCCACTTTCGGACCTATATTTGCGCTATTAGGAGCATTGGATATATTGGCTACGGCGTTAACTGTATTAATTGCTTTTTTGGTGGCGACGGCTCTAGGTATATTTGCGGCGGCAGCGGCAGCGTATGCTAGTATAGTTATGAGTTGGCTGGGAGCTATATTAACTGTTACTGGTGGTGTAGTTATGTCAGTTGTGGTTACATTACTTGTTCTTTCGGTATTGTTCATTATTCTTATAAATAAAATGAAGGATGCCGCAAATATGTGTTTTGATCCAGAAACTAGAGTTAAGACTCAATCAGGTGAGTTAGTTGCTATGAAGGACCTAGAATTAAATACAATCCTTAAAAACGGTACACGAGTTGTTTCTGTTATGAAAATAAATAATACAGACGAGCGAGGTAGTGTAATTCATAAAATGTATGAGATTGATGGCGGGGAACAAAATGACAATATATATGTTACTGGTTCACATTTGGTATACGATCATGTTATACAACAATATGTTGCTGTTAATAATTTACGCGGAGTGAAACCCTCGCGTATATCCGAAAAACGCTGTCCGGTGTTATCTTGTTTAATCACAACGAACCACACAATTCCCATAGGCGAATGGATATTTCACGACTGGGAGGATAATAATGGATCATCCTCTAAATCATTAGAGTAAATACATTTAGGATTACTTTTTTTTATTTTAATCTATATATTTTTTATAATGAAACTTAATATTCTTGGATTTAAAATGAGATTAGAAATACTAATTATATGTATGTTTGTTGGAAGTGTTATAGCAAGCACTTCGTTTTGTAGCTGTGCAGGAGGAATAAGAGAGGGTTTCATGATAGGGACTAATTTAGCAGGAGCGGCTATTGATTATTCTATGGGCGACGGAGTTAAGGGCAGCTATTTGGTAAATGCCGAGGAACATAATAAACTAGAGTCAAACTCAAAGGGACTCGGCGTTCCACTTCCCGAAGGCAAACTATCGCTTTTTGGAGAGAACGAAATGTCGTCTAATTGCTGTCCATCGACATATAGCAGCTCTAAAGGATGCGTGTGTGCTACACCAGAACAAGTTTCGTTTCTTAATAAGCGCGGTGGCAATAGAACATTAGAGTAGATTAAAAAATATTATAATATTATATTTTTTAATTTGTTTGTAGTATGCGTATTATTTATTCTACATATACATATTCTTCCAGTTACCAGTTTCCTCGGTAATTTTGATCATTTTGTCAACCATCTCGTTAGAAACCATAATAGGAAATTCTACTTTCAAGTTCATGTCCTTTTCAAAGAGATTAGTATCTGGTTTCATTAGACGATATAGATTTAGTTTAGTGTGAATAATCTCCAGACATCGCTTAAGATTTCTAACACCTTGTTCAGATTCGGTATATTTATCAATAATATGTTTGATTACATCATCGCTGATAACAATATCGTCTGTCTCAAATTTCACCTGTTCTTTTATTTTAGGAATTAAATAATTTTTGGCAATAATCGTTTTTTGCTTGACATCGTAACCCTTTGTCTGAATGCGATACATTCTGTCCCTTAGAACCGGATTTACTTTAGTCTCGTCGTTGTAGCTGAAGATAAATAGACAACGGCTAAGATCAAAATCAAGCTCAGAGAAATACTTGTCGTGAAACTTGCTGTTCTGAGTAGTATCCGTAAGATGGGTTAGAATTCCATTGATCTCCTCCCCTTTAGGCGTTTCGCTTACTTTGTCCAGCTCGTCAAAGTAAATGACAGGATTCATTGATTTACATTTAATAAGAATATCAACGATTTTCCCCCACGTAGATCCTTCATATGTATAAGAATGTCCTTCTAGAAAGCTGGAGTCGGTTGCTCCGCCTAGCGCAATGAAAGCAAACTCGCGGCCTAGAATTTTACTAATCCCATCTTTAACTAGCGTTGTTTTACCTGTTCCCATTGGACCCTTAATCGCAATCGCTGAACCAACCGCCTCTGGGTTCGCAATCCATTGACCAACCATCTGCATAATTTGCAGTTTTGCGTCGTCCATTCCGTAAACAGCATCATCTAGCGTTTGTTTTGATTTTTCCATAAAATCGTGGCATTTTTCAACACCATCATCAATAGTAAGAGGAATATTTTTATATTTACTGAAAGGGATTTCCATAAAGGTATCTACCCAGTTCTTGATTTTGTAATATTCGCTTCCACCCTCATCCATATATTTAAGTGAATTGATTTTTTTGAAGGCAATTGACTTGTATATTACTGGAATATCTGCGTCTATTAATGTAAGCCGATATGGTTTATCTATATCCATATGCTTTTTAAGCTCCTCCATCTCTAGCAATACTTTGGTTTGTTCTTCCACGCTTAGTTTGTCGCGGAAGAATTTAGTGTCGTTCAATGAATTCTTCTCCTTGATTACCTTCTGGAATTTTTCGGCATTTTTATTGCGAACCTTCTGTGTTCTTTTCTTCTCCTTTTTATTGTATTTACTTTCGCGCTCCTCAAAATCGTTCATCATCTTTTTGATAACCTTATTCTTTTTATCCTTATCGCTTAACCCGCTAATTATGTTACGAACTTTTGAAAAAGCCTCTAGATCGGTAATCCCGTCTTCGCCATCGGATTCGTCGTCATCTGTCTGTTTTTTCTTGCGTTTTTTCTTTTTATCCGTTTCCTCTTCTGATTCACTTTCGGTCTCGGTCTCGCTTTCGGATTCACTTTCGGCGTCACTCTCCTCCTCATCAAGAACCTTATTGACCGATGATAATATTATATCAAATATACCGCCTGCGGATTTACCAAATTTAATAATCTCATCTTCAGATGACTCGTCTTCGTCAGAATAACTATCGCTATTTGTGTCGGAACATGATTCAGCCTCTGATTCTGTTTCGGTTTCCGAATCAGATTGTTCATCTTCCTCCTCGCCAAAAGTAAACATATTTGTAGGATTGTGAGACATACATTCATTATATTTGCTTACATTTTTATCTAACAAGATATCATTGTATTTGCTAATCTTGGCGCGCGATTTTTTAATATCCTTCTCAATCTTATCATCTGTTGATTTTTTGGTTTTTTTCCCGGACTCTTCCTTCGTCCTATTCTTGATATATTTCGTCTTTCTCTTGCAATTATTACTTTTGGTGGTCTTGTCTTTGGCGGATTTATCATCATTAGTTTTTTTCATTGGGTCGGACTTCTTACTCTTTGTATCTGGTTGCTCGTCCACAGTAGTATTATTCTCGTATTTATCCTTCATTTTTTTGAATTGTTTCTTCATTTTAATATTTTTGCCTTGTTCCTCGCCCTTGATAATTTTGTTTTTCATATAATTAGAGGGAAAGATGTCTCCAATAAGCTTGCGAATATCATCCATCTCTAGCTCCTCATCGGTCTCCCAATCTGACTCCTCGTCAGATGATTCGTTATTCTTGCCTTCAGTGGTCTCCTCTTTAACCTTAGAGCGAGTGTGATATTTGTGCTTATTCTGAATATCCTTCTTCATATTAAATTGTGTGTCGATTATTATTTAAATATATTTAATTCAATTTTTTATTTAGTATAAAATTGAATGAAAACAATCTAAATATTATATGCGTAATATAAGAAGGATGGCTACTAATAGTAAAGATCGTAATTACACTAAAGATGCTTCTAAAATTATTGGTATCCAATTTAGTATTTTGTCTCCTGAAGAAATCCGCAATGGCTCTGTTGCTGCTATTACTAATCGTGACACTTATATTAATAATAGACCAGTAATTAACGGACTATTTGATCCGCGAATGGGCGTTCTTGAACCAGGATACGTGTGTCCTACCGACGGATTGGACTATATGCAAACACCTGGCTACTTTGGCCATATTGAGCTTGCGCGCCCACTGTTTTACATTCAATATCTCAACACTATTATGAAACTCGTGAGATGTACCTGTGTTAAATGTAGTAAGCTGCTAATCAATAAAGACCAAATTAAGCATCTTCTTAAAGAATCAAACGAAACACGGTGGAATGCGGTCTTTAAAGACGCTAGTAAGATCAAACGTTGCGGTGACGACACGAACGACGGATGTGGATGTCTTCAACCCGCCAAATTAAAGAAGGAAGGGCTTGCGACGTTGGTGGCCGAATGGGACGATATTGACGGGGTTGATAAAGAAAATCTTACGATGGTAATGACTCCGGAAATTGTTCTCAAGCAATTCAGGCGAATCTCTGACGAAGATGTCGCCTTTATGGGGTTTAGTCCAATTTGGTCACGCCCAGACTGGATGATTTGTCAAGTGCTCGCCGTTCCGCCGCCCGCAGTGAGACCATCCGTTAAACACGATTCGCAGCAGCGAAGCGAGGATGATATTAGTCATATTATAGTGAATATTATTAAGACGAATAATACCCTACAGAACAAAATAGAGACCAATGCGCCTGCCCCCGTAATAACAGACTGGACTATGTTGCTTCAATATTACATTGCTACGTTGGTAGACAATAAAATTCCTGGTGTTGCGGCCCATGCGCAGCGCTCTGGACGACCTCTCAAATCAATCAAGGACCGATTGAACGGCAAGGTTGGTCGCATTCGCGGTAATTTAATGGGAAAGCGCGTAGACTTTTCGGCGCGATCGGTCATCACGCCAGACCCAAACCTCTCAATCAAGGAACTGGGTGTTCCTAAGAAAATCGCGATGAATCTTTCTTATCCTGTGCGTGTTAATAAAATGAACATGACTTATCTGGAGACATTGGTGAGGAATGGACCGGATATTCATCCTGGTGCTAAAATTCTAGAAAGGAAAAATGGAGACAACATTTCGCTTAGGTATATGGACCGTGACTCAATTACGCTGAATATTGGTGATATTGTTCATAGACATATGCTCGATGGCGACCCAGTTCTCTTCAACCGCCAACCGACACTCCATCGTATGTCTATGATGTGCCACAGCACCGTCATTATGCCCGAAGGAGACACCTTCCGCATGAATGTGGCCGATACGAAACCTTATAATGCGGATTTTGATGGCGATGAGATGAATATGCATATGCCTCAGGATATTGAATCGGCGTCGGAGTTGAAGAATCTGGCGGCGGTTCAATGGCAGATTATTAGTCCGGCTAACAATAAGACAATCGTAGGAATATTTCAGGATTCTCTTCTGGGAGCATACCAGCTGACGCGTCCAAATATCAATATGACTCACCGGGAGGCGATGAATCTTCTAATGTTATACGACAAAGTAGACCTCTCTAAAATCCCAAGCACGGATTCTATTAATAGTTTTGAATTGCTAACACAAATTATGCCTCCAATGTCTCTTAAATATAAGACAAAGAGTTTCGGTGAGGACGACGACTATAAAACATCCAACGCGGTTATTGAAATCGATAACGGTAACTTTGTTAGAGGTCAATTAGATAAATCCGCCTTCGGTGACGGCGCGCGTGGATTGTTACAGCGCGTATGTAATGATTTCGGAAACAATAACTGTGCTGATTTCGTAGACAATATGCAGAATATTGTTACTGAATATATGAAGAAGAGCGCATATAGCGTTGGAATCAGCGACCTAATTGCAGACCAAGCAACGAACGAGGCGATTGCCGAAGTCATTACGGCTAAAAAACGCGAAGTCCATTCGCTCATTGACGAAACGCATCTTGGAATATTTGAGAACAAGACAGGTAAAAGCAATGAAGAGGAGTTTGAGACACAGATTAATAATATCATGAGAAAGGTAGAGGCCGAGGCCGGTAAGATTGGCAGAAAGAGCCTGAGCCGCGATAACCGGTTCGTTATTATGGTCAACGCTGGGTCAAAAGGAAGCGACCTTAATATATCTCAGATGATTTCGTGTCTTGGTCAGCAAAATGTTGACGGTAAGCGAATTCCGTATGGGTTTGAGCACAGGACTCTTCCTCACTTTAACAAATTTGACGATTCACCAAAGGCGCGCGGTTTTGTAGAGAGCTCATTTATATCGGGACTTACTCCCGAAGAGCTATTCTTCCATGCGATGGGTGGGCGCGTTGGTCTCATTGATACGGCGGTTAAAACATCGCAAACTGGATATATCCAAAGACGCCTGGTAAAAGGTCTGGAGGATTTGAAGGTTGAGTATGATATGACTGTGAGAAACAATAAAAATAAAATCATTCAGTTTACCTATGGTGATGATGGTATTGACCCAGTAAGAGTAGAGAGCCAGATTCTTCCGCTTGTTAATATGAGCATTGAAGAAATTTATGCACACTATCAAATGCCTAGTGATAATATTAAAGACGCGGTTTTTACGACATCATATACAAAATCAACTATTAAACGACTGAAAAAACAAATACCAGCCACTAATAAACGCTGCAAAGATATGATAAATATGATGATTGAGAAGCGCGAAACAGTTATCAAATACGTATTTAAAATGCGTGATAATAAAAACGTAAATATTCCGGTTGCGTTCCAGCAGATTATCAACAATGTTCGCGGACAGCAGTATATCAATGTTAACTCTATGGTTGACATTACTCCGCTAGAGGCGTTCGGTATTATTGATGATGGATACAAACGGATTGAGTCGTTTCATTACGTCAAACCAACCGAACTATTCAAGATTATGTATTACTATTATCTAACGCCCAAGGATCTCTTGATGGTTAAGAGGTTCAGTCGTGAGGCGGTTGAAGTCTTAATTGAGAAAATCGTCCTTCAATACAAGAGGTCCATCATTGCTCCCGGCGAAATGGTTGGAATTATCGCGGCGCAGAGTATTGGCGAACCTACTACGCAGATGACGCTCAACACGTTCCATTTTGCCGGTGTGGCCAGTAAGTCAAATGTTACGCGCGGCGTTCCTAGAATTGAGGAAATTCTGTCGCTGTCTGAAAACCCAAAGAATCCTTCGTGTACTGTATTTATGCATCCAGACCAAGAGGTGAATCAAGAAAACGCGCAAAACATAATGAATAAGATTGAGAATACGACGCTCAATAATATCGTAAATTCAGTCAAGATATGCTTTGACCCAGACGACCTGAATACATTGATGGACGAAGATTCTGATATAATCAAGCAATTCAATGAGTTTGAAAATATGCTAGACAATTGCGGAAATACCACTAAGGAAGAGGGTGATAAGTCCAATTGGATTATTCGTATGGAGTTGAACGCAGAAGAGATGTTGGATAAAAATATTACGATAGAGGACATTAACTTTGCTATCAAAAATGTATACAACGACGAAATAGATTGCCTATTCAGCGATTACAATGATGATAACATCATATTTAGAATTCGCTTGAATAGCGTTCTTAAGAAAATAAAAGAAAAAAATAACATCACGAAACCACTTGATCAATCCAATGAGATTTATCTTATCCAAAACTTTCAGGACCAACTCCTTAATAATTTGGTGTTGCGTGGTGTAAAAGACATTGGTCGCGTAATCCCCAGAAAAATCACTGATAGTGTTACGGAGAAGAATGGAAAATACGAGAAGAGAGAAATATGGGTGCTTGACACTGTCGGAACAAATTTGCTTGACTTGCTCAGCATTGACTTTGTTGATACTACCAGGACAATCACAAACGATATTCAGGAGATCTATCGGGTATTGGGTATTGAGGCTGCTAGACAGGCAATATACGATGAGATTTCTGAAGTGATTGAGTTTGACAGCACCTATATTAACTATCACCATCTCACTCTATTATGTGATCGTATGGCGTGTAATGATAAGATGGTCTCCATCTTCAGGCACGGAATTAACAATGATAATATTGGCCCCATTGCGAAGGCGTCGTTTGAAGAGACACCGGAGATGTTCTTGAAAGCTGCGCGCCACGCAGAGCTGGATTCAATGCGTGGTGTGTCGGCAAACGTCATGTGCGGACAGGAGGGGTATTTCGGTACAAGCGCGTTTCAGGTTCTATTGGACCTTGATAAACTAACCGAGGTCAGTGCAGAGAATTGGAAGGAGGATAGCACACAGAGTATTATCGACGAGGGGTTTGACGACTTAGCATTCAATGATGACCCCTGCGCAATATCTAAATTGTCGGTTCCAAATAATATCCAGAATATTAACACGGTTGATATTGGCGACGACAACGATTACGACGTTGGGTTTTAAGGAGCGTAAAAACAATATAAATATTATTAAATAATAATACTATGAATAGTTTTAGTATTATTATATCTACGTTAATGGATTGATTATATATGATTAATGACGAGTATATGTTAAAGTGTGACGATCCATACATATTTTTCATATGCGACAAATTTATAAGTGAAAAAAGTATCATGTTTATGATAACTATATTATAAGAGCTCCGTTTATAAGCGATGAAAAGAAACGTATTTTTGTTGAATATTTTTTAACTTCACAGAAGATTTATCGCGCGTTGTGTAGATTTGCTAGAAAATACAAGGTAACGCGTTCCATTAAATTTAACACAGGCACTGATTTATGTCTAAACGACATTTCAAATATATCCGAGTTATCTACTATTAAGTTATATGTTGATAGTTCGCGTGTTCTATACACATTTAGAACCTCTGACGTAATTCAGGTTATTAATGCGCCACTGACTTACAATGCTAATTTTTTTGCGGAGCCACAGACGATTAAAAATTCATACACCAATATTCCATTTACGAACGCAGAATTGTATAGTATATATTACTCTATCAAATACAGCCATTTTGAGATGCCGTTTTTATTCCATCAATATTTAGACTATACTATCTTATCAATCCAAAGTATTATGCTGTTAAAATCGTAAAGTGTGAGTAAAAAAATTGATTTGAAATGGGAGCAACACTCTATACCAACAAACAACAAACCAAACAACGACTATGGAATACAACGCACACCTTTTACTCGCTTGTATTGAAGTGTGGAGGGAAGAACAAATGAGATTTAATACAGATTTCTCTACTTATGATACATTAGATAAACTGAAAGATTTATGCTATAAATATAACATAGAAGACAAAAATATAATCAAAAATGTATTTGACGAGTGTGAAAGCCCGTTCGTATATAACATAGAAAATGATGAAATAACTAACAGCGAAGAAGATGAAGAATTACCACCAACACCATAAAAAAAACACATCTAACTCCCGAAATGCATTCCATACTGTACGTCTGTTTCTTTATTAAACACTTCTAAAAATTGGTGGTCACACGAACCGCTGTCAAGATTTTGACTAATCAATTCATCTAATTGACGAGGAAAGCAGTAGCGACGAATCCTCGTATTAATTATATTTTAATGTTGTTTTCATTTTATTTTTTTTGGTTTTGTTTTGGTTTTCTCCTTCGGTTTATCTTTCATTTGTTCTAGTTCTTCAATGTTATATGAGGAAGAATATTTAAATCCACTAAGCGGATTAACATTATCATAAGTGTTTGTATTCACGTAGTCATTTGTTTCTTCTTTAACGGAGTCTTCGAAGTATTCCTTTGTAAGTAAGGATTGCATAAGAACAATCTCGTCGTCTCCTAGGTTATATCCAATGTCCCCGAGAGATAAAAACGATTTAGGTTCAAATATGAAGGTCTTAATTCTATTAAAACGTAAAAGTTCATCTGCTAATTTTGCGAAATACATCTTTTCGTTATCCAATTCATTTATGAGATTTTTCTTTGGAATCATCATATTTATGTTCTCGTTTGTTGTATCATCAATAATACAATAGGTTTTATCCTTATCCTTGTCTGTTTTATAACAACTGGTCACATTATTTATATCATTAATTAGGGCATCATCAAATTCTGTAAATGAAAAATAGTTATTAGTCATTGTTCTTAATAATTTAATTATACCTCTCAATTTAGTATTGTGGCGTTTATCGGATTCAATAATCTTTTCAATTTCACTTCTTCTTCCTCTATTATTGTGTTCGCTTAACATTATTCTGATTGTGTTACGAAATATCTTGTAAAATCCGGTTTCAAGATTTATCTTTTTTATGTAATCAATCCTTTCTATATCTACATTACTCTCGTTGCTAATCATTGTGTCTATATCGTTAAAATTATTGCTTGTAATTGTCTTTTCTATTCCCTTATTATCCTCGGGAGCAATCTCTTCGGGATTAACAGGGACAAATTGATTTGTTTCTGTGATGACTCCAACAACTTTTCCGTCTTCCTCTACTTTAATCATTGGTTTACTTAATATTTTCTCATTATTCTGTTTTATTGATAATAAGAAATCTATAGTATCACTGTAAGAGACGCCAGTAATAGAATTAATCCATATATATACGACTTCATCGCCTAACCCTACCATTGGTGCAGAAGGATAGCATGGTAATATTCCATCTTTTTCATTTTTTTCAACCTTAATTGCTATTACCTTTCCGTCGTAATTAAATATCTGTGCCTGTACAGTATAGTCCTCCTCTTTAACATATCTTATTAGTTGAGGTAACGCAATATTTCGCTTGAAAGTATAGACGTTTGGTTTACTATTAAGCCCACCACATTTGCTATATGCTTGTTGGATGGTCTGGATTGTACTTTTAATATCTTTGAATTTATCCTCTTCTATTCTAATTCTCGTAGATATTTCCTTGTTAGTGTCTCCCTCTACCATTTCACCTATTAGTTCAAAGTATATGTTGTCGTTTTTATTTTTCCCTTCGGTTTTTCTAATTAACATTATTGTATCTTTATTAACGTCAAAAAAATCGTCGGAATAACTATTAGAAGGACACATAACGTCAACCTTATCAGTCATATCATCATTGGGAATATCTAGAATTATCATATTCAATCCACCAACAAACAAATTTGGATTTGGTTTGCAAATTAAATCCCATAAATATGTGTGATCTATTGTAACGGTTGGGTTTTGTAAAAATTTAATAAAATTTCCATATGCGCTAACGACCTTGTTAAAAAACATTATTTTTTCTGGGTCATCTGATTTTAATTTTTTGTATATATTTGATTGTTTCAGTTTGTCTAAGTAATCCACATTACTATCTGCGTTAGCTTGTGCAAATATATTAATAAGATTCCCATTCTGTAAACCAACAAATACATCATAGTCAATACTCTTTATCATTATATTCTTCATCTCCTCAATGCTTGGCGAATTATCAACGCCTTCACCATTACTATTTCCCCATACTTTAGCTATGCAAGAAATAAATGATTGTGAATTGTTAGCTTCAACACCTAGTCTCAAAATACATGGATGATTCTGTTTTAAATTCATATTTGTATCGCTAACGTAACATTTTTTATTGCTGGTGTTTAAAAACCTTTCTATAGACACTGGTAAATATCCAAACCGATTATTATCTATAGGAAATTTATCTGGGCCTTTGATATAATAATTAGTTTCATTCGCGGTTTTAACTTTCGTCTTCTTCGTTTTTGGTTTTAATTTTAATTTTGTTTGTTTAATAGCAGGCACATCAACATCTTCGTCGGGAGATATATTATTTTGGTTTGGCTTCACATTAGTAATTTGGTCTTGCACATTGCTGACATTTTGTTTAGTTTCAATATCGTTGTTACATATTTTTCTTCGCTCTAATTGAGCCTTGCTTATTTTCGGTCCTCCGAAACAACAAGGAGCACATATACCGTTGGTTTTTTTAAGAAAACCTGGATATTGTTGTTTATATACATCTGACCCTGGGTCCATTTGTTTGTTAGATTTAAATTCAAATATCGTCTCTCCTGGAGATATTTTATTTGATTTTAACGGAATGATACCCCCATAATCACCAGATTCTGCATTTTCTTTTGTAAGACTGGTATTGTCCTTTAAACTCCAATAACGCGGACAAATATACCAATGTTTTTTATCAGGACTACTTCCATATTGTAAGGCCTCGCCATAAGAACCTGGTTGCTCTCTGTCTATTTTATCTTTTTCTGCGTCTGTTAATATTACTGGTTGCCTTCTGTGAACTGATGGACATGACCTTGAATATGAATTAATATTTCCTTCACCCTTAACCATAAAGAGATTCTTATCGCGCGCCTTCAATCTATCGGCAAAATAGTCACGTAATTTCAGATTTTCTAAGTCGACTTCATATCCCTGAGTTTTATTGGCACCTCCAGAAACCTGCCCCTGCGTGTCGTCTTCATCGCTTTCTTCATCGCTTTCTTCATCGCTTTCTTCATCGCCGAACGCTCCTTGGTCGCCATCATCTTCTTCTTCTAATTGAATTGCTCCATCTTTAATATTAGTTTTCATATTGATTTGCTCGGCCTCGCTTATCAAATCACTTGTTGTATCTGGTTCTATATCGTCTTCGCTTGTATTTTCAATATTCTTACAACCACTAATTAAATCAGGATTTTGGGTTATTTTGATAAATGCATCAAGATATATTCCTACTGTTTCCAAATAATTATAATTATTAATTCCGTAAACGTCTATAGATATATTATTAGCATTGTCCTTTGTTATCAGAATCTTTAATCCGGGATTAATTTTAATTTTTAACTTAGTATTATCACTCTCATTTTGTTCAAAGTCAATATTTTGATAAACGTCGGCGAATTTTGCTATCGCATCTTTTTTCGTGAGGTTGAAATTAGAAATTAGATTTTCAATGATAATATCATGATTTAACCCTTTATTATGTAAATCTATAATTAGGGCTTCTTCAGCCAACATCTCAGTATAATTATCAACGCGCTTATATCTCATCTCTATTCCTTTTGAAATGTTGAAATTTGACGCAATAAATACACCAGATATACACTTATTAAGAGTTTCTACATTTAATCTTCTAGTAACGGGCAACTCCAAATGATAGTCAATATTGGTTACCTCAATATTTGTCTCGTCTATAGAGTTAAATTTGTTCATATTATAGCCACCTTGTGAAATGTAGCCCTTAACCTTATCAATAATATTATTTATTGGCCCTTTGATAGTTGTGTCTATATCTACAACGTCAATGAATCCGTCTATTTTAATATTAATATCACCATTTGAAATAAACTGACATATTAGCGTGCGGCGTTCGCCATTATATTCATATTTGACATGAACACTAACCGATTTAGACTTTCCTATGTCCTTCATATTTTTAAATATTTCTTGTTTTGATAATGTGGGGATTTTTTTCCCGTTTGTAGCGGTATATGCAGTATGAAGACGATACATCTTCTCCTGCGACTTCCCCGGGTTGTATTTTGTAAGCGCCACATCCTCGGTAGTATTGATCAGTTTAAATACGACATCCAATGGTAAATTAAATGGAGTGAATGGATGTATAATGAAATCTAAAGAAGTGATACCCTTTTTATCATATTTCGTGATAGCTGACTCTTTGGAAGTATGAACATCGTTCATAAGATTTATATTGTATTCGGTTACCATAAATCTGTCCGAAATTATATTTTTACTTGCGAATAGGAGCGATTCTTTATTTGTTTCAAGTATTTTCATAGAAGTAATGTTCTTATCGTATAATTTTGGGTAGTATATCTTAATACAGCTTTCCTCCGATAATTTTTTGGCATTAGTATAATCAATAACGTCTTCGGTCGTACACATGTAAATAATGTCGTTCTCAAATTCACCAAAGTTCATTAAAATATGATTGTTAGTCGTTGTGGTCATATTTTCCTGACTATCGTCTAATAACCGCCCAACCTCAGTAATATCATATGGATTCACAAAATACGGATAATTTGTATCTTTTACTACGATTTTTTGATCTATGGATTTATTTGTAGTATATTTTTCATCCGTTAATTTAAGATTTATGATATCATCATAATCATATGTCTCCTTGATACCGATTGTGTCTATTAGTTCTGGACGGTTGATATTGTGTAAAAACTGTTCCATATGTAGCTTTAATAAATCAATTGAACCATTCTGTGTCAAATTCTCATATATCTTTTCGGGATAATGCGGAATACTCAGCTTAACAAATAGATACATCTCAATAAAAGAAAATGTTTTTCCACCGGTAGCATAGAGCATTTTAGTTTTTATATTCTCAATAGTATCGTCTAAATGTATTTTCATATCAACGAAGACGACATTTATATCTTTGTTTGTTATTTCATCTAATAAATTTTCTGCAAATATATCCTTGAATAATATATCATTATTATCTGCCTCAAAACGCTCTTTTAATTTTTCCGAATCGTATTCAACACCCTCTATTTTGCTACCATAAAATACATATAATGTTTCTATTTCATTGTTTTTAAGATGAGCTACTTTATATATTTGAGTCATATATATATAAAAATATACTACATTATTTTATATATGAATTACATAATAATAGCAGCACTGTGTCAAGACCGTGGAATCGGCAAAGACGGGACTTTACCTTGGAAAATAGCTGAGGATATGAATTTCTTTTCTAAACTTACCAAAGGTAATGGGAAAAATGCTGTTATAATGGGTAAAAAAACGTGGGATAGTTTTAAAGGAAGGTCCTTAATTGAAAGAGACAACCTTGTTATATCTTCTACTCTTTCCTTGGATGAGAATAGATATGATAATAATGTAAAAAGTTTTAAAAATATTAAAGTGCTTGATGAATATTGCAAAACACAAAATTATGATGATGTTTGGGTAATCGGCGGTGAAACCATTTATAAACAATTTATTGATAATAATCACTCTAAGGAATGTATTATAACATACATAAATAACAAATATGAATGTGATACTTTTTTCCCCGTTCTTGATAATAAGGTATGGAAACTTATTAGTAAGATTCCATTAGAGACTACAAATGATTTTGAGGTTGAAATTTGGACACTTAAAAAAAAATAAAATTATACATACTATTTAATCCTTTGGTTTCTTAATAATTTCAATATATTCATTGGGATTGTCGTTTTCAATAATGTAGCGAAACGAATCAAATAGCGTGATGTCTTCTTTAATATACGTGAGGCCAAGAGTATCTAGTAATGTTTTATAAACTAATGTTTTATAAACTATTGTTTTTATTTTAATCAAAGTATCGCGGTCATATTGGTCTCCTTTTGTTTTTGGAGCCATCCTATTAATTCCGGACATATCCTTTTCTTTTACTAGGATATTATATAGAAACCATAGCGACCACGTATGACAGAAGATATTGTGTGCGATATAATTGTGTTCTGATTCGGATACTCCACCAGCAGTCTCAAATGTTTTTTTGTTTACGATTATTTTATCTGGATTGAATGTTGCGAGTAGAATATTATAGGTCTCCATAGACTGGTAATCTTCGTCAATCGCAGAATCAAAATACATTAGAGTGCCGTTATCGTAAATATACGAGACATAATGGTCTTGGTTTGCGTCGGGCTCTTCGTCGTTTGGGATTGGAACGCCTATTAGACCACATATTTTGTTAGCCGATAAATTTTTGGGAAGTTTTTTCCTGTATAGTGGAATTACATACGTTACAATATCATTAATACCCTTGAGGTCAATCTCGTCAACATCGTAGTAATCTGCGAGGATTTTGTTTGTATATGTCTTTCCTTTTTTAACCTCGTAGTCCATACGATTGTCGTGAAAATATCAATACGAAACAACTGATATATTGTCTACGCCTTCTAGAAGTTTTGTCATATGGTTTGTCATACTAGTGCTATTAAGAATATTCGCATACAGCTGAGAAGCAAGGAGAATTGGATGACCAGTTTTAATATCTTCGTCCATTTTATATAGGTATTATTATATCTATATAAACTTTAATCGTTTTCAAGTATTTGTTATAATGTAACTTAATCTCACAAATCAAAATATGGATTATCAACAATATTTGTTCCGCAATATCTTTTAGAGTTTTTCTTGTAATCCTCAGGATTATATATGCTAATTGTCTCTGCTTCTTTTATTAAAAATTTAAAATTATTCCAGAATTCATCAGTGTGACCGATACTCTTTGACGCTACATGTGACAATTCGTGTAATGCAACAAACATTAGAGTGTTCTCGTCAATAAGACGACTACCATCCTTCTTTTCTGTGTTCAAACAAAATGCGATTTTCTCACCCTTGTTTTCACTGTATGCGGTATATTCGCTCGTAGGAAGTGTTTCTGTTATTGTTTTGGGATTATATCCTTTCACTAATCGCTTAACGTTCTCTCGGTCTGGGTATTTTTCATCCAGATATTTAACCAATTTATTCATATTAACGGTTATATTAGCTAGTAAATCAACTGCGAGTGTTAACTTACTTCTCTCTCTTACACAATATTTATTACCATCGACCTGCGAAATAATACATTTTAGATTTAAATATTCTGACTCTTGTAATATGCGATATGCTATTATAAATACAAATACTATTAAAATATATCCTAAAATGTTGATTTTCATATATACATAATCAACATTTTAACCATTAACAATATTTCTACGCGGTTACGAGACCAGTAGTATCCTGTTCGAAAGTGCTCTGTCCCCAAGGACCAACGTCTACCTTTTGGATAACCGGATCGGCGCGCAGTTGTAAGTTGGCGTTACCTCTAGAACCACCTACGGTGTCAATACCGTGGTTGTGACCGGCGCTAAGCATGCTTCCGTGCTCGGGCTGGGCGCCGCTATTGGGGAGAAGCTCATTCGGCGAGGCGGTATCGGTTGGGTTACCACCATTCGCGCCAGGCGGAGTTACAGACGGCTGTACGGTCGCATAGGTGTTGTCGTCTACAACCGCTCCCTCCGGGAATCCGCCAGGAGCTAGCGGACGCGAAGCCTTACCACTATGCATATTATCGGTTACATTTGATTTGCGAGTTGAAAACTGGTTTATGGCAACAATGAGAACAAATAATCCTAAAATAGCAATTATGTGGTTTGCCTTGATGAATTTCTTTAGACTTTTTAACAACTTCATTATATAAATTAAAAAATAAAAAATTTTTATTAATTTGTATACTTTTTGTTAAAAAGAGTTTAATTCCTCGTCTGAGGAATAATCCTCGTCATCAGAAGAATATATATCATCGAGTAAATGTTGGGTCTTTATTCTTTTAGCCTCTAAAAATGCCGCAATTGCAGCTTTCCGCATTAACTTTGCTTTTGTTCTAGCAGCCTTATATATCTCTGTATATATCTCATTTGGTTGTTTTAATGATATTGATCCTCTATCGTCTGGTTCTATATCTACTTCTTCTAAATCATTGCTGATTTTTTCTAAATAATCCTTCTCTTCTTGAACATATTCATAATCTAATATTGATTTATTAGAATCTGGTAAATCGCCTATATTATCTTCTTGTGCTTCTGCTACTGGCGACTCTGCTACTGGCGACTCTGCTACTGGCGACTCTGCTACCGATGATATTTTTTCATCGGTAATCGTCTCTATGGAATCACTGAGTTGTTTATTAGGCGGTTCTGTATGGCTATTTCCATCGTGTTCTAACAGCCCTTCTTTAATACCACCTACACTATTCATTTGAGATACACTATCTCTCTTAATTAAACAGGTTTGCATTAGTTCAGGGTCCTTGTCCAATACCATGATTTGAATTAACTTAATTTCTATATCAAAGCTTTTTGATGTAAATTTAATACCCTCAATTAGAATTAATGGAATTATATTTGTTCCTACAACTGCAGACTGGTCTAATAAAATTTCATTTTCATCATATACCATACATTTTCCTTTGTCGGTTGCTTTATCAACATCAATAAAAGTGCGTATTAGCAAATTTTTACCCGAGCGATATAGACGATATACGGGGGTCATCATATTTTCAATATCGTCTTCCGTCATTTCGCTTACAAACCACATATCCTTTTTTTCATTTATTTTTGATTGACAATGTTTCTCTAGTGCGAGTAGCCATTCGATTAATGGTTCACAATTATTTTTGTTATATAGGAGATCTGAATACATTACACGATTTGTCTTAACAATTCCTTGTTTTGTTGTGCATTTTGGCATCTGTATGTATAGCGGTTTATCGCCATTAATATTTATGTTAGTAAAGTGTGTTCCCCCTTGTATAGATTGGGGACTTTCTAAAGATAATAAATTAAAATCAAACTCTTTGTTTGGTTTATACAATTCCATTAAAAATTTAATAGATAATATAGATACTATTAAGACGCATTAAATTTGAATTTATTATATAGATATTAATATTAATATGAAAAACACCCTCATTGATCAGTGTCTAGAAATAATAAGGCGCGATGATGTTAAAAATGAGTTTAAAAATTTGATGACGCCTCTTATTGAGGCTATTTTAGTTGAAATATATCCGTATATTTATTTATCACTTATATTTGTTATCATTAGTTTCCTATTACATTTAGGAATATTTATTTTACTTATACGTAATAAATCCCCTTTTAAAGCAGTATGATATTTTCTATCAGTATATTATAATGAAAGGTGGTGATTTATTAGCTGTTGCGATTGGTGGCGCAAAAAAACGCAGCACTAAAACGGGCAAGAGAAAGGTTAGCAGAAAGAACAAGTCGCGTCGTCGCAAGTCGCGCTCAATGAGAGGCGGTAGCATGATGACGAACGCGCTACTACCGTTTGGTCTTCTTACTCTCCAGCAATTCTTCCAGAAGAAAACGCGTAAGAATAAGGGACTTACAAATAGCATTAAGAATGTTAAGAAATCGCTCAAAGTAAAGTTTTGAAAAATCTATTAAATAATCTATTAATGCCATAATATTTAACGCATTAATAGATACTTTATTATGATAGTAATATTATTATGTAATAAACATAAATATAACATTAACATTAATCGTATAATGGATGTGTTTCAAGAAAATATTAAGGATTGGGTGACTATTGATAATAGTATTAAGACCGCAACCGAAGAGCTTAAACAGATGAAAACAAAGAGAAGTGAAATTAGCGATACCATATTAGATTTTGTTGAAACAGAAAATCTAAATAGCACAACAATTAATATAAACAATGGTTCATTAAAGTTCGGAACTGTAAAACAAAGCAATAGTCTAACACTAACTTATGTGAAATCGTGTTTAGAACAATGCATATCCAATGAAGACGACGTGAATAGTATAATGGACGTTATCAAGAGTTCTAGAGAGGTTAAGGTGTCTAGCGAAATTAAACGTTCTTATGAAAAGTAAATATTACTCTCTTATTATATATGTCTTTAGGTTTAGACGATTTAATTATAACCAAAAATTCAAACAACGAAACCATATGTGGAGGTTTTAAAGTTAATAATTTATTACTAAATTCAAACAATCCAGCTTTGATAACTATGAATTCTGGCAAGAAACCGCTCAATAAAGTAAGCTCACTGTTTGATGATTTGGCTGTTCCTGCAGGACTGTTGTTTATCAATGATAAAATGACCCCTCGTTACAGTGAAAAAACCGATAATATTATTGACGAAACATTGTATGATAAATTATTTAATTTAGCACGTATTAACCGTAAAAAACAGAGTAAAAGAAGATTGAAAATTAACACAAAAAAAAGCACCAAGAATAAAACTAGCAAGAGACGCTAATTATATTTGATTTGTTCAATTATAATTATTGATGATATATTAATCATAGAATGCTCCAATTGTTATGGTTGAATGGTGCTAGTAAAATATCTGGGATTTTGGTCTTCCAATAATCTACTAATTTATCAAAATCTAATTCTTTTTGTGTTTTAGGATACAGTGATGTTTGAGACATTGATAGTGCCTCATCTGGTGTTATGGGCGACTTAATACCATAACAATTGACACCGTAACGAACGTCAGGATTATCTATGTAGCCTCCGTTGATTCCTGGACGCCCGCAGTCGTTTTCATGTCCTTCTATTTTCTGAAGTTTCTCCCATTTTTCCATCTGTGTTGGAAAAAGCGCCATCTGTCCTTCAGACCATCCATACCCACACCAATCAGCTCCGCTCTTAAACGCCTTGCTTATATCACTGTATGATGCTAGTTCAGAACCTCTCGCCTTACATATTGCTTTCGCGCTATTATAGTCATAATGATTACCTGGAATATGATATACCTCTTTAGGGATAACAATATTTGTTTTTTTAACTCCATCGGTATCCACCACCACTTCTACTTGTGGAACATTACCTAAAATATTTTTAATACTTGTCACTACGTCAATATTGAAAATATATAAAACACCGTTTAATAATATTAAGATAACAAACATAGCCCATAAGAATAATTCTAATATATATTTTCCAGAGCTACCATTAGCACGATTGCCCATCATTGAATTGCCCATTTGATTGCCCATCATTGAATTGCCCATTTGATTACCCATCATTGAATTGCCCATTTGATTACCCATCATTGAATTGCCCATTTGATTGCCCCTTGAATTGCTCATTGAATTCATAACTCCTCTTATTGTTCCCATTCCAGAATACGATGACTGTTGGTTTTGCATATATCCGTTTCTGTTTCCTAAAGATGAAAAGAGAAATATATAAGCTAACAACACAACAATCAAGATTACAACAAACGCATTGTTTTTAATTTTAGATATTGCATACTCATAAAAACTTTTAGTAGGTTCTGGTTCTATTTCCTGTGGTGTATCTACATCAGAAGTTTCTTGAACCTCTTTATTAATTTCTTCCGCATTATCTACATCAGGTATATCAACCTCATTATTTGTAGCCATATATATTTAATTGACTATTTTTTTTTACGATAGAAAAAGCAATATGTAGACGTATTTACTATCTCATCTTCCGCAATCTCAATTACTAGCGTATCATTGAAGTTATACCATTTTCCATTTGCATTACGAATAATAGCGTGATAATGTCCTCCATTTGATTCACCAGAATGATTACATATTCCATATAAATCATATACGTGACTGTTCTTGTTATATCCATTCACATATTTACTTAGATCAACGTTGTTTTTTGGAATATCAACTAATTTATGATTTTTCTGCCCTTGTTTGGTCCATCGCTTCAGATCTATGATTAATATATCGGGAAGACTCCAGAATATAATACCGCGATATACGTCTTGCTTTTCATTTGTAGCATCATTCATCCATGCATCATCTCCGGATAATTTCTCCTGTTTACAATATTCATCCATACAGTCAAATAGCGACAGATTTTTTTTATCTGGAATTGGTAGACTAAGAATAGAAAAAGGTTCGGGTCTATCTGATAGCACCTCATTATCCAAAGAACTAATTCGCGAAATATGAATTCCGTAGAAAATGTCTAGCATTTCAGAATATTCTTTCGTATACATAGTATTCATCATCTCGTAACACAAGATAGCTAATTTATCTGTATTGGTTTTAACGTCACCTGTTATTTGCATATTAACTTCTCGCGATAATGCGCTATGAAAACAATCAATTATGAATATTAGAAATTCTTGTACGTCATTCTGATTATAGCCAGAGAAAATATCGCGATTCTTTAGAATTGAAACCTGCTGGACAGATTGCACAAATCCATGTGGTGCAATCGTACAATTAGTACTCCACATCATTTCGCGAAGTTTGTCCCACTCAACAAGTAATACCGACTCTGGTTTGCGATTAATCTTGGTTTTGTATGTTTTTTTTAATAAAAACTCATTCAGCTCATATGTGTGCGATAGAATCTGCATACATGAGTTTAAATAGCATGTATTTCCTACGTTTGCCAATCCAGTTAATCCCTTATCTTTATATTCTTGAAATGAATCTTCCATTATCTTATAGGTTATTCAAAACATTTATTTAAACATATTTATATAATAGTATTACATATGCAAAATAGTTATTTAGATGATGTTATTGTGAGCAGACGTTTAATGAATAATATGATTAACATTATGAGTCATCAGGAGAGAAATATAAGGGCTATTTACGTAACAGATCGCAATAATAGAAATAATCCTACAAATCAATACAGCTATTTTGTAAACGGAACCGATATGTATAATGCGCAAAGAAGTAATAATGGACCCATTACGCAACCAAATAACACACGTCCGCAAACGACTACGAGAAGACAAAGAGGCGTTGGTCAGCAAAATGTGGTAGCTACACCGCCTCAACGAGATCCGGTATTTCAGTTTAACAATCTGTTTACTCCTACGCGTGGTATAAGTAGACCTAGAAGACCGACAATCCCTAGCCCTCTTGAAATTAACACAGCAACTATTACTAATACCTTTTCAAACATAGAGAGACCCCAAAATACAACCTGCCCTATTACTAGGGAAAGTTTTAATGCAAATGATAATGTAACACAAATTATTCAATGCGGTCACACCTTTAATACTAACAATCTATATGAATGGTTTAATCATAGTTCTGTGTGCCCTATGTGCCGATATGATATTCGCAGTAATTCTGACGCGACCGCTGCAGTGGCTGCAGCCACTGCGACCGCTGCAGCCACTGCGACCACCGTGTCAAATAACGACCTAGATGAAGAATCCAATATGACAGATTTGACAAACATAGCAGAGCAGATTGCCAATGATATTCTTAGTAATATCGCAGAAGCACCAAGTATTTCGCTTGAATATTCATTATATACACCGACGGTTAATAATAGCACAACAACCCATCGCACGTCTATTGATCCATCATTAAATGTGTGATAATTATCTCTTTATATTACCGAAACTAAAGAGGCTTTGATCTCCAGCATATTTATTTCTTATTTTTATTAGGTATTTATCAAATAAAACTAATTTCACTTCTTTACCTCTGAGATCCTCTAGTTTCTTATTATATGTTTTATCGTCCGGATATTTTTCGCGAAGTATTCTTAATTCGCGCTTCCATTTAGATAAGGTTCTTTGTCCTTTTGCCTTTCGGAATTGAGGCAATTTTTCTAATACTAATGCAAACACCTGTTGAATTGGTTTCATTAGCTGGTTCGTAATATAAAACGAATAATTAATTTTTATATCATTCTCTGCGATGAACTCGGGTGTTTCAATTCTATCGCCTTGTAGCGCTTTTTTATCTGGATTCTCAATGTAAACGAAAGCCACGCGGTCTCCATTACTCGGTTTATTGCCTGGATCGCGCTTACCAATTCGGTCGGCAAGAACCTTATGCGCAATCTGTTTCGGATTCTTATAGCCACTTCGCAGCGATTTTGTAATTACCAACTTATCCATTCCGTATTTTTCGTCTACAATATCTTGAAGACATTTGTCTAGAAATTTTGCTGCCGCAGTAATATCCTGTTCTTTCATTAGAATATCAATGATTCCGCCGTAAACGTCTTTTACGATTGGTGCGTTGTCGCGGCGTTTTAAAACGATACCCATTGATTTGCGAGAGCATTTTTCAGGATCTTCCTCGTAAAGCATTCCCACATATCGTTTCTTAGACAGCAGACAAAACGGCAGAAACGTTTTCTCATATTCCAAGTCGTGAGGGTTCTTGAGAAACTTACTGGCCAATTCGCCGGCTTGCTTCGCGAGCTCAATCGTAATTTCCAATGCTTTTTTCCCTATAATCGGCGTCTCGTCTAATTCGCGAAGGTTGAATTTGAAGAAGACAGAGTCTGTATCTCCATACACATATTCGGCATATGTTTTAACTTTGCCATGGTTTTTCGTATCAACTATAATATTGTTGTATGCTTCTTCGATGACTCGCTGAGCATAAACCAGGAGCTTTCGTCCGGTTGCAGTCGTGGAAGCGGCACAATCCTTCTCGTAAAATGTACTCGTTTTAGCACCAGTTTGTCCATAAAGCGAATTTGCTGTTAGCTTGATACTAAGCTGACGCTTGTCCAATACATTTTTCATAAATTCGTTGTTCTCCTTTTTAATGAGTTTGCGTGTTGTCTTACGAGCGTGTAACAACTCCTCTAAAATAGCAGGCATTACGGCCTTTCCTTCGGGGAACTGTGCATAGCGACATATTTTATATCCTACTTTAACTTTTTCCATCGCGGCTTTTTCGTTTCCGTTTTTACGTCGCCATTCATAAGTGTCATAAGTTATGTCCACGTATTTGTAATTTTCTAAATTATCATAAATATAGTTTCCATCTTTATCCGTTTCTCCTGTATCTGTTACAATCGTATCTAACAGGTCATATTCTTTTGTCCACACTTTGCTGTCGTGTGATATATTCTCGCTGATCATTGATGACGGGTATAGCGAGCTATAATCAACACATGCAACCGGATCGTCTAGATACAAATCGCATTTCGGATCCAACACAATCGCACCTTCGTATCCACCATTATCATTGGATTTTTCAATAACAGGCATAAGGGTGTTTTTTTCGCGACATTTTTTGGCAATATAGCTCGTGAGTTTTATTCCCTGACCTCTCATTACAAGAAAGTCCAGCGGAACACTGCACAGACTAGCCATCTCTACAAATCCCGTGATGATGTCTATTTTATTCATGAGATGATGAACGAGATTGCAATCCTGAATACAGTATTTCGCAATTAAAGACCGCTCTTTCGGTCCCTCGTTTGTCATTCTGAAAATGTCCTGCGGCGTTACGTCGTCCTTAGCTAACCCCCAGCGAACCTTCTTTGTCATATCAGGCGTTTCAATACCCTTTATGTAGAATGTGCCTTCCTCGGCGTTCATATCAAATACTTCGAATTTCGCTCCATCTTTATACTGGTCCACGCTATGCGCCTCTTCGTCAAAACTTACAAACGTGCTGTTTTCCAACCCACTAAGATTGTTGCTGTATATTTTAGTAGAATTATCACAATGCTCAATTTTAGTCACCTTATCGCCAATAAAGTAGCCTGACACATAGTCTAATTTATATTTAATTAATTGATATTCGCGCCTGAAGAAATTATATAAATCAATCTGAAGTCTACCGGGCATTTTTACATAGTTAATATCGTGCTGGCCACTAGCGATGAATATGGTGTTTGATTCCAAACCTTTTACCTCTTTCTTATCTTTCCATTTGGAAGATAAACAAGATTCACCCTTGTTTCGCGACAACAGCATGAATTTCTCTACGCAATCTAGCTCCTCGGCGCGCTCATACATAAAGCTGTAATCAAAACCAAATATGTTATACCCGATTACAATATCTGGATCCTCTTCGCGAATTAATTTGCTCCACGCGAGCATTACCTCTTTTTCGGTTTTGTAACTTTCAATTACCGAATTCTTTACCTGAGGTAAATCGTCGCACGTATCCTTTGCAATACAATGATTTAGATAAGGTTCTTCTTCGCCGTATCGCAGGAATGTTGTTCCGACAAAGGTAACCTCGTCCCCTTTTAATGGCGGAAATATAGACGAATATACGAATGAATTTGTAATTTTAGCCAGTTTATAGTCGCGCTTAATTGCATCATCATTTAACCAATTAATAACCGAGCCCTTTTTTGCGAAGACGTCCTTCTTTTTTTTGAACGAGAATTGGCTTCTTCCAATATCTTCACAATCTAATCGCGAGACGCCTTCATCGCATACTTGTTCGTCGTCCTTTTCGGGTTCCTCATCATTAAAGTTGCTAATATCAACATTGTCCAGATTAACATTAATCCATCGGTTAAATGATTCGTTTACTTCCGTTTCATTAATTGATCTCTTTGGAAATACAATCTCAATGTCATCTTCGCCGTAACCCGGAATCTTAAACGCAGTCAATACCATAGAGCGAAGCGTATCTTCGTTATCGTTTTCATTGTCCCACTTATCGATTATATTAGTCGCTAGCTTCTTATAGTCTTTTTTCGCAAGAGGGAAATCACCGTGACTACTGGATGCCTCAATATCAAAGCTCGCAATTTTATAAGGAACACACGTCTCTTTATTTGGCTGCGGTTTCAGTGCCCGATAATTAATAGTATACTCATGCTTACAACTGGTTGTATGAAACTTGTGGACGATCGTCTTTGCTGCGGGCAATTCAACCCATCCAGACGGACTCATTTTGCGAATATGGAACATTCGCAGCATGGGCGGAATATTCGCCTCGTATATTTCGGTATTGTGATATTTACCTAGCCGGCGATTATTTTTAACGTATGTATACCATAGATTTTTTGCCTTTTTCATCGCCAATTCATTATTAAACTGAATAAGCAGAAACTTGTGTGTAATACCACCGTCAAATCCATATAGTTTTTTCTTATTTACGTATTTTGAACTGAATATACTGTCCTGATACCATTCACCCATATTATTTTTCAGTTTACCTATAAAATCGTATTTTTCGTTTGATTTCCAGTATGGCGGAACCTTCACATAAAAGAATGGCGTGTATCCAGTGACAAATATTGATGCCGTTTCGCCTTTTTCATTGATTCCAAACATTTGTACGAGAAACTCCTTGTTATCTTTTTTTTTATGGAACTTGGGTTTTTCGCAGTCAGAACCATAACTCTCTTCCGTGCCACTACTGCTACAATCATCGCATTCATCTGGAGGTTTCTCGTTATCCGATGTTGCAAAACTCAGTAATCTGTATGAGACATTCATTATAGTATATTATATGATTCTATACTATCTAATTCAATTTTAAAGATTATACAATAAGTTTACTATTGTATAAACTATTAGGGTATACACTATTAGGAATAAACTATTATATACCTATATTTTATAATGAGCGTATTGAAAAATAAAAACGCCGTCTATATTTTCTATGTTACTGTTGCCATAATCGGTTGGGCAACATCTGCCTACGCGAAATATATTGTAAAAAAAATATCCCCCAAAGCTCTAGTATTATTTGATTTAACTGCGAGCTTCTTGTTTATTAGCTCGTTGGTATTATTAACCAGTAACGGAAAACAAAGCGTTGTCTCTGAATTAAGAGGGTTGACCAATACTGAATGGCTTGGTCTTGCAGGTCTTGGATTATTCGGAACTACCGTTCGCGTATTTGCCTCGTCTCTATTACAGTATCATGCGGTTGAAACAATGAAACTAGCGGGATTTATGATTTCAATGACTGTTTCCGGTGGAGCTGTTTATATAATGGCTATGGATCAGTTCACTATATATAAGGCAATTGGGTTACTATTAATGAGTCTTGGTGGATATATGTTTATGCCTTAATAAATTATCGTTTTTTACTTCTTTTACTCTTTTTTTTTCTAGACATTTTCTTATTACTTCTTCTATTCCGAGACTTTTTATTCGTTTTTTTCATCTTATTTTTCCTGCTATTTTTCCCTCTTCGTTTTGAACCGCGTTTGCTACCTCCTCCTTTCATTTCTTTTAAATCCTTCATTTCTTTTATAAATGTATCCAAAAAAAACTTGTGCAGCGCATCTGTGTGACGCTCACCTTTATGCTCTTTTCCACCTTTTCCATTTACTTTTACCTCCATAATTGTTGGGTATCCCGGTATGTTTTTAGCACAATCACTTTTAATCTCAGGTAGAGTATCCGCATGAACCTCGATAATGTTGATATTTTTATGATGGTGGTCCTTCAATTTATCTTTAAGCGAGTCCCAATGCGGCGCCATATCCTTACAATGTCCGCAATCGGGATGAAAAAATTTAACAAGCGCAGGAGACTCTTTCACCAAATCATCAAATCTACCGCCGTCTTTAAGAATACTAACGAACTTCATTATATAAAATATCTATATTATTATATATAATGAATACAATGTGTGCTATTAGAATAATATTCATAATCACCTTATTTTGTCTTGGTTTGAATTTTGTTATGAATGAACCAACTAAAGAGGGATTTGATGATGTGACCAGTCGTTGTCCAAATGTGCTCGTACAGCGCGGCACAACTCTATATTTGAGTAACTCTAAAGTGTCCGAGGTTCCAGGCGTCAATCCGCTGAAATTTAATAACCTTGACGAATACGTCCAATTTATGAAATGGCAAAGAAGTCAAGGAATTCGCTGTCCGGTTCTCTATTTACAAGAAGTATATAATACGCAGGGCGAGCGCATTTATAAGGCGCGTCCCAGTCCAGAGAATATGCAGGGGGGATTACCCGACACACACCCCGAAGATGAAAATAAATTACTAGATGCTGGGAGAGATGACCCACCATATAATAAAAATAGTTATCCGGCGCACGACCCAAAAGGGCAGTATATCGGTTTAGAAACACCGCTAGACAATATGTATGACGATAGAAATATTGTCGGAAATAGCAATGATTCAAATAATGCCAAATACGTTAATTAATTTTATTAAAACATACTTCCACCACCAGATAAAAGTTTTTCATTTTTTATCTTTAATTTGTTAACTTTTTTTTCATATTTTTTATAATCTTTCATCTTTTTACTTTTATCCATTAATCTTTCATATTCTTTTATTTTTCTTTTATTTTTCTGTATCTTTTCCATTGCATCCTCATCGGCACTATCATCATCATCGCTATCATCATCGCTATCATCATCGCTATCACTATCGCTATCGCTATCACTAAAGCCGCCCATCCCTTCTCTGGTTACCATAACGCGTTTAATAATACTCTGCTGCCAACTTAATGTTCTTATTATAATTAATATGGCTATTACAGCGATTACCGCTACTCCGATACCTTTACAGATTTCGTTCATTTGTTTTTTCATTATATATATATTGTTGTATATATAATCTATTCGGTATTTACCGATATAACTGGATTACTATTAGGTATTAGGAAATTATATATATTGGACGTTGCTGTCTTTGATATTTTTCTAAATTTTCCATTTGTCTCTAATTTAATATCTTCCAATATTTTAGGATTTTCTTTTAATTCAATTATGAGGTCGTATATCGTAATATATTTTTCCATAACCGCAATTGCAATCGTGGAGCTAACGCGTGGTATTTGCGACAACATTATTGCGCCAATATTTTCTTTAGTAATATTATTCATTTTAACCTTTGAAACGACGTTCACGTAATCCATAGCCTTTTTATCTGGTGCGCTACCCATGTTATCGTGACCGATGTTATAATAAGGGGTGCTCTTCTCCTTTTGTATTTTATTTGCGTATGCTAATATCCATTCTGCCGATTCCAAGACATTATCTGTGCGGTGGATGGATAACCCTTTAAAATGGGATATTGATACGAACGACGATATCAAGGATTTTCTCTCTAGGCGGGCCTTGCTTGGGTTATAGCTTTGTAATGATCCTTCTACTAAGTAGTATATATAATGGTTATGCTGTGGCATTCCGTCCAAACGATATCCTTGTTCTTTGTATCTACCGTCCTTAATACTTGACGCAAGGTCGTTCAGGGTTTTTCTCTCTATCAATACTAATTCAACCTTGTGGTCGTCGCATATAATAATGTCACCAATATGAAGTGGTTCTAATACAATTTTAATATTGGCGAAATTACTCACCATATTATTACATTTTTCATATAGAGCTGTCTCGCGAATATCTATTTTAATTAGCATTCAATTAGGTTACTGGATTTTATTTAAATTACTTTATAAAACTTATATGTTAGTAATATGATTCTTATATGTTTGGTATGATATTCTTATAAATATGGTTTAAAACTATCTA